ATGGACGAACAGTGGGGATACGTCGGGGCTAAATCGCGCCAGCGCTGGCTGTTTTACGCGTATGACAGGCTCCGGAAGACGGTTGTTGCGCACGTCTTCGGTGAACGCACTCTGGCCACACTGGAGCGTCTTCTGAGCCTGCTGTCGGCCTTTGAGGTCGTGGTATGGATGACGGATGGCTGGCCGCTGTATGAATCCCGCCTGAAGGGAAAGCTGCACGTAATCAGCAAGCGTTACACTCAGCGCATTGAGCGACATAATCTGAATCTGAGACAACATCTGGCAAGGCTGGGACGGAAGTCACTGTCGTTCTCAAAATCGGTGGAGCTGCATGACAAGGTCATCGGGCATTATCTGAACATAAAACACTATCAATAAGTTGGAGTCATTACCAATTCGTTGGTAATGCTGCCAACTTACTGATTTAGTGTATGATGGTGATTTTAAGGTGCTTGCGTGGCTTCCATTTCCATCAGATGTCCTTCCTGCTCCGCTACTGAAGGCGTGGTGCGTAACGGCAAAAGCACTGCCGGACATCAGCGCTATCTCTGCTCTCATTGCCGTAAAACATGGCAACTACAGTTCACTTACACCGCCTCTCAGCCCGGTACGCACCAGAAAATCATTGATATGGCCATGAATGGTGTCGGATGTCGCGCCAGTGCACGCATTATGGGCGTTGGCCTCAACACGGTTTTACGTCACTTAAAAAACTCAGGCCGCAGTCGGTAACCTCGCGCATACAACCGGGCAGTGATGTGATTGTCTGCGCTGAAATGGACGAACAGTGGGGCTACGTCGGTGCTAAATCACGTCAGCGCTGGCTGTTTTACGCGTATGACAGGATACGGAGGACGGTTGTGGCGCACGTCTTCGGTGAACGCACTCTGGCCACACTGGAGCGTCTTCTGAGCCTGCTGTCGGCCTTTGAGGTCGTGGTATGGATGACGGATGGCTGGCCGCTGTATGAATCACGCCTGAAGGGAAAGCTGCACGTTATCAGCAAGCGTTACACTCAGCGCATTGAGCGACATAATCTGAATCTGAGACAACATCTGGCAAGGCCGGGACGGAAGTCACTGTCGTTCTCAAAATCGGTGGAGCTGCATGACAAGGTCATCGGGCATTATCTGAACATAAAACACTATCAGTAAGTTGGAGTCATTACCAAATTCGTTAGCCATATCTTCCTGCACCGCTTCCAGCTGAATAATGCGCAGAACCAGTACAGGACGATCGCCAGTGATAATGCTGAGGCGTAATTTAAACGGACGTTCTTTCAGACCTTCAAACGGAACGCATTTAAATTCAAATGCCACTGGCATAATGTCTTTGGTCTTCGCTTCGACAGATTCCATCAGGGAGCGTTTGCCGCTGAAGTCATTATCTTCAAAATCAGCGGTCTGGTTTGCTTCAATCGTGATTTTACGGATTGCCGCAGCCGCTTTTGTTGCCTGAACCGCCCCGGGAATCCTGGAGACTAAACTTCCTGAGAAAGAGGTAAACAGGATGACTAAAAATACTCGTTTTTCCCCCGAAGTCCGTCAACGGGCAGTCCGTATGGTTCTGGAAAGTCAGGGCGAATATGACTCACAATGGGCGACAATTTGTTCCATTGCTCCAAAGATTGGCTGTACGCCGGAGACTCTGCGTGTCTGGGTTCGCCAGCATGAGCGGGATACCGGGGGCGGTGATGGCGGGCTCACCACCGCTGAACGTCAGCGTCTGAAAGAGCCGGAGCGTGAAAATCGTGAACTGCGCCGCAGTAACGATATCCTTCGCCAGGCTTCCGCTTATTTTGCGAAGGCGGAGTTCGACCGCCTCTGGAAAAAATGATGCCACTGCTGGATAAGCTGCGTGAGCAGTACGGGGTCGGACCGCTATGCAGCGAACTGCATATTGCCCCGTCAACGTATTACCACTGTCAGCAACAGCGACATCATCCTGATAAACGCAGTGCCCGTGCGCAGCGCGATGACTGGCTGAAGAAAGAGATACTGCGCGTATACGATGGGAATCATCAGGTATACGGTGTGCGTAAAGTCTGGCGTCAGTTGTTACGGGAAGGTATCAGAGTGGCCAGATGCACTGTGGCACGTCTCATGGCGGTTATGGGACTTGCCGGTGTTCTCCGGGGTAAAAAGGTCCGTACGACCATCAGCCGGAAAGCCGTTGCCGCAGGCGACCGCGTAAACCGTCAGTTCGTGGCAGAACGACCTGACCAGCTGTGGGTGGCTGATTTTACTTACGTCAGCACATGGCAGGGCTTCGTCTATGTGGCGTTTATCATTGATGTGTTTGCCGGATACATTGTGGGGTGGCGGGTCTCATCGTCCATGGAGACGACATTCGTGCTGGATGCACTGGAGCAGGCGTTATGGGCCCGTCGACCGTCCGGCACGGTCCATCACAGTGATAAAGGTTCTCAGTATGTATCGCTGGCCTACACACAGCGGCTTAAGGAAGCCGGATTACTGGCATCAACAGGAAGTACAGGCGACTCGTATGACAACGCGATGGCGGAGAGCATCAATGGTCTTTACAAAGCGGAGGTAATACACCGTAAGAGCTGGAAAAACCGTGCAGAAGTGGAACTGGCCACACTCACGTGGGTGGACTGGTATAATAATCGACGATTGCTGGAAAGGCTGGGCCACATCCCTCCGGCAGAAGCAGAAAAAGCTTATTATGCTTCTATCGGAAACGATGATCTGGCAGCCTGAGTTCACAGATAAAACATTCTCCAGGAAACTTGGGGCGGTTCATATCCAGGGCTCAGAAACCGATAAATCCTGATAAATATCCATGAACGCAAAAATCAGATACGGCCTGTCGGCTGCCGTTCTGGCGCTGATTGCCGCTGGTGCGCCTGCGCCTGACATTCTCGACTAGTTTCTGGATGAAAAGGAAGGTAACCACACCACGGCATACCGTGATGGCGCGGGTATCTGGACCATCTGCCGCGGTGCCATTCTGGTGGATGGTAAACCTGTCGTCCCGGGCATGAAGTTGTCGAAGGAGAAATGCGACCAGGTTAACGCCATTGAACGTGATAAGGCGCTGGCATGGGTGGAGAAAAACATCAAAGTGCCGCTGACCGAACCCCAGAAATCGGGGATCGCGTCATTCTGTCCGTACAACATTGGCTCCGGTAAGTGTTTCAGCTCAACGTTTTACCGGAAACTGAACGCCGGAGACCGGAAAGGTGCATGTGCTGAAATTCGTCGCTGGATATATGACGGCGGCAGGGACTGTCGGAACCGCTCAAATAACTGTTACGGGCAGGTATCGCGGCGTGACCAAGAGAGCGCGCTGGCGTGCTGGGGTATCGACAGGTAGCAGAATATTTTGCTGAAAAATGACGCTTGCTCACGCGGGCGGATAACACGAAGTCCTGTGAACTGGCAAAACCTAAGTGAATAAAAGTAAAAACCCCGTTTGTTGGCAGCAAGCGGGGTTTTGTGTTTTCTGACCTTGAGTAAGGCAAGGGAGAAATTATGGTGAGGGAGGTGCTTTCCCTGTGAGGAAGTATAAAAGATTCTTTCTGAGGTTGTCCATTATGAAAGGCATTGAAGTGGAGACGCCAGCCAGTCTGGATTTAACAAGAGCGGCAGCTTTTGCCATTCGTATTGTGGCAATTGCTGTTCTGGTCTGGGCAATCCGTTGGTGGTGATATGAACCGTGTTCTGTGCGTGGTCATCATTGCCCTGCTGGTGGCCTGTGGTGCGCTTAGTCTGGGGCTGAATCATTACCGTGTTCACGCCATCATCTACAAAGAGCAGCGCGATAAAAAAGCCAGTGAGCTGGAGCTGGCGAACGCGACAATTACTGATATGCAGATACGCCAGCGTGATGTCGCTGCACTTGATGCCAGATACTCGAGGGAATTAGCCGATGCGAGAGCTGAAAATGAAACTCTGCGTGCTGATGTTGCCGCTGGTCGTAAGCGCCTGCGGATCAACGCCACCTGCTCCGGTACCGTGCGTGAAGCCACCGGCACCTCCGGCGTGGATAATGCAACCGGCCCCCGACTGGCAGACACCGCTGAACGGGATTATTTCATCCTCAGAGAACGGTTGATGACAATGCAGAAGCAGCTGGAAGGGGCACAGGACTATATCCGCACTCAGTGCCTGAACTAAGTTTTGCTGATGCGCCGTATCGTCGCTGTATTCCCTCATTAACAGAGACCGCAGCCCGACAGGGAGACTCCTCTGCGCGAGTGTGCGGGGATAATCAAAAACGATACACACCGGGGTTTACCACGTTAACGGAGCGCGGCGTTGTCCCCTCATAGTCGCCAGTCCGGTGCGATGGTGGAAGAAACAGGACGATGTGTTACCTCGCAAGCCCTGTTATGTCATGTGTCTGATTTGTGATTTAAGTCGGATAATTGTCGTTGCCATTAAGCAGAGGATTGATGACCGACAGGGCGGCATTGTTAGAATAAGACTTATTTTTATCTGTGCGGGGAATGAAAATGAAAAGAAATCTTCCGTTAATTATTTTGTTGTCTTCTCTGGTTATGGGCTGTACGCAACATAAAACAGATATGCCCCGACAGTTGGTTAAGGCATTACCACAATATCCGGCCTATGCAGCGGCAAATTATATAAAGGGACGGGTTGATGTGAGGTTTGATATTGGTGCTGATGGTACTGTCACCCGAATTGAGTTTATTCGTTCAGAGCCGCACCATCTGTTTGATGAGCAGGTTGTAAAGGCGATGGCAAAATGGCGATTTGAGAAGGACAGGCCGTGTAAAGGCGTGAAGAAAACGTTTATCTTTAGTCCTTCTGCACCCTGATTATTTCATCAGAAATTAATTATCACTCTGTTGTTATTCTGTACATCCCGGCAGGGTAAGTCTTGTTCCGTCGGATATGAAGATGAAATATTGTTGGAGGACAGTGGGTACCTGCTCCTGTAACCGAACGTTCATTTCTCGTTATTTGTCATGCTGGCCGGGCAACAGATGCGTTGCATCTGTTGCCAGCCTTCTCCTGCAGGCTTCAATAACCCACGCTGAAAAGTTACCGGACCCTTTATGCTCAAGGGCGATGTTGATCTGTTCAATCATGTGATTGGGGAAACGGATATTGCGGGTTGTGGTTCTGCGGGTACGGTTTTTCGATGACATATTTATTTCCTTTACTGATTGCCATATGACGGGGATTTTACATGGCTGAGCTTCGTACACTCCAGAGCAGAATCAAAACACTGAATACCCGACGGGTGAATATTCTGAAGGGTGAACAGCGTCGTGTCAGTGGCAGTGCACGTGTTTCCCTCAAGCGTCATATCTGGCTCAGGGACGCCGGGCCGTGCCGTCTCTGTGGTCGTGTGGTTGACCTCTGTGACAGTGAACTCGATCACCGAATTGCACTTCAGTTCGGTGGTGGTAATGAGGAGACGAATCTCTGGACGCTCTGTACCGAATGCCATCGACAAAAGTCTGCTCGTGAAGCGGCGAGTGATATGCCGGACCCGACGCTGCCGGAGGTGTCCGGAGGTAGTGGCAGAGAGGACGACATCATCGGACTGTAACCCGACCCCGGGGGGTATCATCCGGCGTAAAAAACGATCGCTTTGGACACCGCGCCCCCTCTCACGCAGAGAAAAAATTCCCGTTTCAGGCCAGTTAACATGTTAACTGGCTGTCCGGGCATTTTTGCGGTTTTTATCTTTATTATTCAGTTTGTTGTGCGAAAAAAATGTTAACTGGCTTTTTCAGAAAATGTTAACCAGGCAGCAGTTAACATTTGCGGCATGAGACGCCGGGAAAAATGGGCTGAACCATACCCGGCTGAGTGCGTTCTGGACCCGGGAGGAGGCTGTGCTGACAACGCAAAAACGAAAATTTGCGCTGGCGCTCATGTCCGGGAAAAACAAAACAGCGTCAGCCATTGCCGCCGGTTATTCGGCGAAGACCGCCAGGGTTAAAGGCTCGCAGCTGGCAAAAGATCCGGAGGTGCTCGCGTTTATAGCCCGTAAACAGTGCGAAACGGTGGAGGTGGATGAGGTTCCTGTTTACCGGCAGAAAAAATCAGAGCAGGAGGATAAACCCCGTCGCCGTGAGGCGGCTGCAATACCACAGCCGGACGAAAACAATCCGGAGATGCCACCGCCCGCGGTGATGTCTCATGGTATTGAATATATGGAGGATGGTCTTCCCGATCCGGTGAAAGCTATGGGGCAGATCCTGGTGGAAAACCTCAGCATTGATCCGAAACTGGCACTGGATGCGGCCTGGCGACTGGCGCAGTTCACACACCATAAAAAAGGCGATGCCGGTAAAAAATCGGCAAAAGGTGATGCCGCGAAAAAAGCGGCTAACCGTTTTGCGGTACCACCACCACGACTGGTGGTGAATAACGATAATGAGGGCAACGGATGATACCTGTATGGAGCACGGCCTGCCCGGACTGGGCAGAGCGCCTGAAAAAGGGGCTGTCGATTATTCCGGCTCCGATTTATCCGGACCAGGCCGCACATGCCCTGGCGATTTTTAAACAACTGCGGATTGTGGATGCACCGGGTAGCCCGACGTTCGGGGAGTCCTGTGCACAGTGGGTGTTTGACCTAGTGGCGGCTCTGTTTGGCTCCTACGATGCGCAGACCGGTGTCCGCCATATCAAGGAAGTGTTCATTCTGATACCCAAAAAAAACAGCAAGTCCACACTGGCCGCCGGGATCATGATGACGGCGCTGTTACTGAACTGGCGGCAGGCGGCGGGTTACACGATTCTGGCCCCGACTGTGGAGGTGGCAGCCAACGCCTTCAATCCTGCCAGGGATATGGTACGACGGGACGATGATCTGGATGACCTCTGTCAGGTGCAGACACATATCCGGACCATCACCCACCGGGTGACGGACACCACCCTGAAGGTGGTGGCAGCCGATCCGAATACGGTGTCCGGTATCAAGTCCGTGGGGACGCTGATTGATGAGTTGTGGCTGTTTGGCAAGCAGTACAAGGCGGAGGACATGTTACGTGAAGCCATCGGCGGGCTTGCCTCCCGCCCGGAAGGGTTTGTGGTGTATACGACCACCCAGTCGAATGAACCGCCCGCCGGGGTGTTCAGACAAAAACTGCAGTACGCCCGGGATGTGCGCGACGGCAAAATTAATGATCCGCACTTTCTGCCGGTGATATTTGAACACCCTCCTGAAATGGTGGAAAGCGGGGCTCACCTGCTGATGGAAAACCTCGCCATGGTCAATCCGAATCTCGGCTATTCAGTGGATGAGGCCTTTCTGTACCGGGAGTACCGTAAAGCCCGGGAAGCCGGTGAAGAGACATTCCGGGGGTTCATGTCAAAACACGCCAATGTGGAAATTGGTCTTGCCCTGCGCTCTGACCGCTGGGCGGGGGCTGATTTCTGGGAAGAGCAGGGCCGTTGTATCAACCTGGACGATATCCTGCGTCGTGCTGATGTGGTGACGGTGGGGATTGACGGCGGAGGGCTGGATGATCTGCTGGGGATGTATGTGATTGGGCGTGACCGGGAGACCCGCGAATGGCTGGGCTGGGGCCATGCCTGGGCGCATGAAACCGCGGTGGTCCGACGGAAGAGCGAGGCGTCCCGGTTTCAGGATCTTGTTGCCTGTGGAGATATGACCATTGTCCGGCGTGTCGGGGATGACACGGCGGAAGTGGCGGAATATGTGCGTCGCATTCATGAGGCTGAGTTACTGGACCATATCGGTATTGACCCGTCAGGGGGGGGCAGATTCTGGATTCACTGGCGGAAGCCGGGATCCCCGACGGAATTGTGGTGGGGATAAGCCAGGGCTGGAAACTGGGCGGGGCCATTAAAACCACCGAGCGCAAACTGGCTGAAGGGGTGCTGGTGCATGGTGACCAGCCCCTGATGGCCTGGTGTGTCGGCAATGCCCGGGTGGAGCCTAAAGGTAACGCCATTCTTATCACCAAACAGGCCAGTGGACGGGGAAAAATTGACCCGCTGATGGCGCTGTTCAATGCGGTCTCCCTGATGTCCCTTAACCCGGAACCGAAAAAGAAAGAATATGCGGTTTTTTTCATATAACCCTGTTCACACTGTAACCATCACGAACCGCTCCGGCGGTTTTTTTATTTTCAGGAGGCTGATGTGACTCTTAAACGGGCCTGTTCCCTGCTGACGGTGAAATCCTTCAGTGAGGATGAACGGGGGATCACCGGGATTGCGTCAACGCCTTCTCCGGATCGGGATGGTGACATCCTGGAGCCGGAGGGCGCGGAGTTTGGCAGTGCGATCCCGTTTCTCTGGCAGCATGACCATTCCCGCCCGGTGGGGCAGTGTACGGTGCGCCGGGTCAGCGAAGGGCTGGAAATCACGGCAACACTGGTGAAGCCCGTACCGGATATGCCGTCGCAACTGGCTGCCCGGCTGGATGAGGTCTGGGCGGCCATTAAGACCGGGCTGGTCAGGGGGCTGTCCGTGGGCTTCCGTCCCCATGAATACACCTTTCTGGACGGAGGCGGACTGCATTTTCTGCGCTGGGAACTGATGGAGGTGTCTGCCGTCACCGTGCCCGCGAATGCGGAATGCACCATCCGGACCATTAAATCTTACGACCGCCCGTTTTCTGCCGCGTCCGGCAACCGGAAACCGGTGGTGAAAATCGCATCTTCTGCCGGCGCTGCGGCACAGTCAACAACCGTTTTTCATAAGGAAAAGACCATAATGAATATTGGCGAACAGATTAAAAGTTTTGAAAACAAGCGTGTAGCGCTGGCAGCCTCCCTTGAGGAGGTCATGACCAAAGCCGCAGAGGAAGGGCGCACGCTGGATGTGGAGGAGGAAGAGCATTACGACAACACCGCAGCGGAAATCCGTCAGGTGGATGCGCACCTGAAGCGCCTGCGTGAACTGGAAGCCGGTAAGGCCGCCACGGCGCAGCCGGTGAAACAGGCCGGTAACGGGAATGTGGCCGCGGTGGCTTCTGCGCCGGTGATCCGTGTGGAGCAGAAACTGGATAAGGGGATTGGCTTCGCCCGCTTTGCCAAATCGCTGGCTGCGGCTAAAGGCGTCCGATCTGAAGCCCTGGAAGTGGCCCGTCGTCAGTATCCGGATGACAGTCGTCTGCATCATGTCCTGAAATCGGCAGTGGGCGCGGGGACCACCACGGATCCGCAGTGGGCAGGCAGCCTGTCTGAATATCAGGAATACGCACAGGACTTTATTGATTACCTGCGTCCGCAGACCATTATCGGGCGATTTGGTCAGGGCGGGATCCCTGCACTTCGTCAGGTGCCGTTCAATATCCGTGTGCACGCCCAGGTGTCCGGCGGTGCTGCCGGCTGGGTGGGTGAGGGTAAGGCAAAACCCCTGACGAAGTTTGATTTTGAATCCATCACCTTCAGTCATGCGAAGGTGTCGGCCATTGCGGTACTGACGGAAGAGCTGATCCGTTTTTCCAGTCCGGCAGCTGATGCGCTGGTCCGTAATGCGCTGGCAGAAGCGGTGGTGGCGCGTCTGGACACAGACTTTGTGGACCCGAAAAAAGCCGCAGTGGCAGATGTCTCCCCGGCGTCCATCACCCATGATGTGAAGGGCAAGGCATCAACCGGTAACCCGGATGCGGATGCAGAGGCGGCGTTTGGACAGTTTGTGGCAGCAAACCTGCAGCCCACCGGTGCGGTCTGGCTGATGTCCAGCACCAATGCCCTGGCGCTGTCCATGCGTAAAAATACGCTGGGTCAGAAGGAATACCCGGACATGACCCTGCTGGGGGGACCTTCCAGGGGCTGCCGGTGATTGTCTCCCAGTACGTGGGTGACCAGCTGGTGCTGGTGAATGCCCCGGATATTTATCTGGCGGATGACGGCGGCGTGGCAGTGGATATGTCCCGCGAGGCATCACTGGAAATGCAGTCTGAGCCGACCGGCGACAGTACCACGCCGTCGCCGGTGGAGCTGGTTTCCATGTTCCAGACAGGCAGTGTGGCCATCCGTGCGGAGCGCTGGATCAACTGGCGTCGTCGCCGTACCGCGGCGGTGGCGGTGATCACCGGTGTGAACTACGGCAGTGCGTCCGGCGGCTGAGTCTGATAAGGAGGACGGGAGGCGTGCGCCTCCCGTAACAGGTTATGGCAAAGATCCGATATCTGCAGGGCACGCATGATGCCCGGGCCGGGGATATCCGTGATGTGGCACAGCCGTGCGTGGAGGTGCTGGTTCGCCTGGGAAAGGCGGAGTACATCACGGTGCGACGTCCGGCAGGTCAGAAAAAGAAACGTGATGCGGAGCATGGCGAATGTGGAACCTTTTACAGCGAACCCGAAAAAACCAGAAATTAGGACGTGACGTAAGAGAGGCGGGCTGGACCAGCCTGTTTCAGGCGGTGGCTGAGCCCTTTTCCGGCGCCTGGCAGCAGGGCGTGAAAGCCGATCCGGAAGCCGTCCTCTCCTTTCATGCGGTGTTTTCGTGCATTTCGCTGATATCCCAGGATATCGCCAAAATGCGGCTGCGTCTTATGCAGACGGATGCGCAGGGGATACGCAGGGAAACTCGCCGGGGGGATATTGCCCGCCTCTGTCGTCGTCCCAACGCCCAGCAGAACCGCATCCAGTTTTTTGAACTGTGGCTGAACGCCAAACTGCGTCACGGCAATACGGTGGTGCTGAAAATCCGTAACTCCCGGGGGCAGATCAAAGAACTGCGCATTCTGGACTGGAGCCGGGTTGAACCACTGGTGGCGGATGACGGCGAAGTGTTCTACCGCATCACGCCGGACCGGAACTGCGGGATCACTGAGGCGGTGACGGTGCCTGCCCGGGAAGTGATCCACGACCGGTTTAACTGTTTTTTTCATCCGCTTATAGGGTTGCCGCCGGTGTATGCCGCCGGGCTGGCCGCCACGCAGGGGCATCATATTCAGGAAAATTCGACGTATTTTTTCAGAAATGGCGGCATGCCGTCCGGGGTGATTGAGATCCCCGGCAGTATTACGGAAGAAAATGCGAAAAAACTGAAGAGCAACTGGGACAGCGGGTATACCGGCGAAAATGCGGGGAAAACGGCCATTCTGAGCAACGGGGCAAAATACAACCCCACGACGTTTTCACCGGTGGATGCGCAGACGGTGGAACAACTGAAGATGACCGCTGAAATTGTCTGTTCGGTGTTCCGTGTCCCGGCCTACAAGATTGGCGTGGGACAACCGCCTTCCAGTGACAACGTGGAGGCGCTGGAGCAGCAGTATTATTCCCAGTGCCTGCAGACGCTGATTGAGTCCATTGAACTGTTACTGGATGAGGCGCTGGAAACGGGGGAAAACGAGAGTACAGAATTTGATGTCACCACGCTGCTGAGAATGGACAGTGAGCGGCGCATGAAAACGCTGAGGGATGCGGTGAAAAATACGCTTCTCACGCCCAATGAGGCCCGTAAACGGGAGAACCTGCCGCCCCTGGCCGGCGGCGATGCACTGTATCTTCAGCAGCAGAACTACAGTCTGGAGGCACTGTCCCGTCGTGATGCCCGTGAGGATCCGTTCGCGTCGACCGGGAAAACGGCCTTAGCGCAACCGCCTGACGGCGCATCTGACGGTAATAAGGCAATCAGTGAAACAGAGCATGATGCGGTGAAAGCGATGTTCAGGGGGATTCTGAAAAAATGAATGAACGTGAACTGTCCATTATTCGTGCCCTGGGAGAAGAATTCGCCACGGTGCTGGCGGATTTACAGCGCACATTTGAGGAGAAGATGAGCGCGCAGGCACAAGCGTTTGAAGAGAAACTGGCTTCCCTGTCCGCTCTGTTACAGAAGCATGTGACGGTGGATGAGGTTAGCCCTGTTCTGCAGGCGATGGTGGATGACGCAGTGGGGGCCATTCCGCTACCGCGTGATGGTCGCGATTATGATCCGGAAGTACTGAAGCAGGCGGTGAATGATGCGGTCGCGAAAATACCGGTGCCGGCAGACGGCAAAAGTATCACCCCGATGATGTGCGTCCGATGCTTGAGCAGATGGTGAAAGAGGCTGTAAGCCATATTCCTGTTCCGCGTGATGGTCGTGACTACGATCCGGAAGTACTGAAGCAGGCGGTGAATGATGCGGTCGCAAATATTCCGCAGCCGGCGGACGGTAAAAGTCTCACCCCGGATGATGTGCGTCCGATGCTTGAACAGATGGTGACGGAGGCTGTAAGCCATATCCCTGTTCCGCGTGATGGTCGTGACTACGATCCGGATGTTCTGCAGAAGGCGGTTCTGGATGCGGTGAGTGCCCTGCCGGCTCCGCAGGACGGGCGTGATGCCACGGCTCTGGAAATACTCCCCGCCATTGACGTTCAAAAATCCTTTCCCCGGGGCACGTATGCCACACACCAGGGCGGACTCTGGCGGGCGTATGAAAAAACGCACGGGATGCGGGGATGGGAATGCCTGGTTGACGGGGTGGCGGATATTGACGTCAGCATGACGGGTGAGCGGTTGTTCTCTGTGGTGGTCCGGCAGAGCAGTGGCCAGCGTACGGAAAAACATTTTCCCTGCCGGTGATGCTCTACCGCGGTGTGTTCAGAGCCGGTGAAACCTACCACCCCGGCGATACGGTGACGTGGGGGGGCTCGCTGTGGCACTGCAACAGTATGACCGAAGATAAACCCGGAGAAGCTCATTCATCAGCCTGGACCCTGGCTGCAAAACGTGGGCGGGATGCAGGAGGCGGAAAATGACGGCATTACTGACACTGGAAGAGATCAAGGCACATCTGCGTGTCGACCATGACGCGGATGATGACATGCTGATGGACAAGGTTCGTCAGGCTACCGCCGTGCTGCTGGCCTACATTCAGGGCAGCCGGGATAAAGTGATCCGTGAGGACGGTGAACTGATCCCGGGCGAGGCATTAACCCGGATGAAGGGGGCTGCCATGCGACTGACCGGGATGCTGTACCGGAATCCGGATCTTGCGGAGCGGGAAGAACTGCTTCAGGGGGAGCTGCCGTTTTCTGTTTCCGTGCTGATTTACGATTTGCGTTGTCCGACGGTGTTATGAGGAGGGGGAATGGCAATATCTGCAGGTCGTCTGACACAGATGATAAGTGTTCTGAACCCGGTGTTAACCCGTAACGCTGCCGGAGAAATGACGGAAGAATGGGTGTCATGCGGGAAAATTCATGCGGATATCCGAGGCAGGAGCAGCCGGGAGCGGATGCAGTCCGGTGCGGAAATGGCGCAGGCGGAAATCCGCATCTGGGTGCGCGGTCAGTCCGGTCGGGAAATCACGGCAGCGTCACGACTTCATGTGCTGAGTGGTCCATGGCGTGACCGGATCCTGAACGTTGTCGGGCTGCCCGTGCCGGATGCGACCGGCGGGCGTCTGGAAATTCTCTGTCGGCTGGGAGGGGAAAAATGATCGAAATCCTGCTGGATTTTTCGGGGCTGGAGGACATCAGCCGCGATTTGCAGCTTCTGAGTGGTGCGGAAAATAACCGGGTGCTGCGTGAGGCAACCCGTGCGGGTGCGAATGTGCTGAAAGAAGAAGTGGTGTCACGGACACCGGTACGCAGGGGAAAACTGCGCCGCAATGTGGTGATCCTTTCCCGGCGCTCCCGCGATGGCGGGATGGAATCCGGTGTCCATATCCGTGGTGTTAATCCGGACACCGGTAACAGCGATAACACCATGAAGGCGGATAACCCGCGCAATGCTTTCTACTGGCGGTTTGTGGAAATGGGGACCGTGAATATGCCACCGCACCCGTTTGTGCGCCCGGCGTTTGATGTGCGCAGTGAACAGGCAGCTCAGGTGGCGATTGCGCGGATGAACCGGGCCATTGATGAGGTACTGAGACGATGACGGAGGCGGATTTGTATCCTCATCTGGCGCATCTTGCCGGCGGGCAGGTGTACCCGTATGTGGCCCCCTGCTGGATGGCAGGCCGTCGGTGGCGCTTCCGTGGGTGGTTTTCAGCCTGATTTCATCGGTGTCAGCGGACGTGATGGGCGGGCAGGCGGAGTCCTCAGTGTCGGTGCAGATAGACGTTTATGCCGGGACTGTGACGCAGGCGCGTCAGATACGTCAGGACGCCCGTGAAGCCATAATGCTGCTGGCCCCGGGATCCGTCAGTGAAATGCAGGACTATATTCCGGAAAACCGCTGTTACCGTGCAACCCTGGAGTTTCAGGTCACGGTGTGACTTTTTCTTTTTTTCTACAAAACCATACCCCGCCGCGTGCGGGTTTTTTATTATCAGGAGGCAGAATGTCTGCTTTGTATGAACGCTCACAGCTGACGCAGGTGATGATTTCATCTGCCCCGGCGACTGCTGAAACTATGGATAAGGCGGAATATCTGCGCCTGGACTGCACCATCAAGGAAGTCCAGTTCACCGCCGGTCAGAAACAGGATATTGATGTGACCACGCTCTGCTCCACAGAGCAGGAGAACATCAACGGTCTGGGGGCGTCGTCTGAGATTTCCATGTCGGGTAATTTTTATCTGAATCAGGCCCAGAACGCCCTGCGTGATGCCTATGACAATGACGCGTTGTATGCGTTTAAGGTGCTGTTTCCGTCCGGTAAGGGCTTTAAATTCCTGGCGGAAGTGCGTCAGCACACCTGGTCATCCGGTACCAACGGTGTGGTGGCTGCAACGTTCTCACTGCGTCTGAAAGGCAAACCGGTGTCCTTTGTGGTACCGCTGGCGTTTGTGAAAAATCTGGATAAGACACTTACCGTGAATACCGGTGCGCTGCTGACAATGTCAGTCAGTGCCAACGGGGGAATGCCGCCGTATAAATACGCCTGGAAGAAGGATGGTCAGCCGGTTGACGGGCAGACGACAGACACCTTCAGTAAGCCAGGTGCGCAGTCCGCTGATGCGGGGAAATATACCTGCGTGGTGACCGATTCGGCAGAGAAAGCACAGAGTGTGACGTCTGTTGAATGCACCGTGACAGTGAGCGCAGCTGCCGGATAAGGGGATGGGTCATCATGAAAAAGGATCTGAAAACGCTGGCGCTGGCCAGACTGTCAGGGTTTCGTCATAAAACGGTGAAGGTGCCGGAATGGGGGAATGTCAGCGTGGTGCTGCGGGAGCCTTCGGCAGAGGCCTGGTATCTGTGGCAGGAAGTGCTCAATGGTGATGGAGAGGATGACGATACCCTGTCGGTGGTGGCGAAAACCCGCCGTAACCTGGAAGCGGATGTGACGCTGTTCTGCGATGTCCTGTGTGATACGGACCTGCAGCGGGTGTTCACTCCGGACGACCGTGAGCAGGTGCTGGCCGTCTATGGTCCGGTACATGCCCGGTTGCTGCGTCAGGCACTGGAACTGATCGCTGATGCAGAGTCGGCCAGAAAAAAGTAGCCCGCCCGGAAATTCGCTTTCTGATGCGACTTGCGCTCCGTCTGGGGCGCACCTTATCCGAACTGCGCCACAGCCTGAGTGCGAGCGAGGCGATGATGTGGATGGAGTTCGACAGGATATCCCCGCTGGGTGATGAGCGCGGGGATATCCGTAATGCACAGATCGTGAAAGCGGTTTTCGGGGCACAGGGGATGAATGTTGCACTGAAGGACGTCATGCTCTGCTGGGGCGAGGATGAGGATAAGCCGGAGGTGGATCCGTTTGCGGCGCTGGAAGACGCGCTGAGCTTTGCAGCACAGTCATGAATGATGAGAACCGCTGAGGCGGTTTTTTTACGCCCGGAGAAAGGTGAATGGCGACGTTACGTGAACTGATTATCAAAATTGTAAGCTTCCGGGGAACTCATATTGACGCGTTTTTCAGGCGCGCGTCATCGGCGGCGCATACGAACGCTCGTGGTTTGATAACGGTTGATTTATTTTGTTGCACAGAGGCGATCGCCAGGCAGGTACCGGAGGCGGGCTCTGAAGTACTGAGTAGCGTGATCGCGTCAGGCCGCGAAGTACTGACTCGGGGATTAATTGCAGGTGATGATGTACTGACCCGGGAATGACTCCGGGCTGATTCAGGTTCTTATTCGCTGTCAGCCCGCGTGGTTGCTGGTCTGGCTCATTTCCTGCCGTCAGGAATTCAACTCCCGACTGCAGGTTATGGCCCGGTGCACGAACACCTGACGGCAGGTATCACTCACCCGGAGAAGGTAAATCCTCAAGAGGCAGCAACTCTGCCAGTCGCTCCTCCGGCCACTCCGGCAGACGCATCAGGACGTCTGTCAACCAGGCATGCGGCTCCAGACCGTTGCGTTTCGCGGTTTCCAGCAAGCTCATTATTTGCGCGGCGCGTTCTCCCGCCATCTGCGAACCGGCGAACAGCCACGATTTTCTGCCCAGAACCACGTTTTTGATGGCCCGTTCACACACATTATTATCCAGCGGCACCGCACCATCTTCCAGGAAGCGGCTCAGTTCCACGCGATGAGACAGCGCATAGGCAATGGCTTTGTGTAATGCCTTTCCCGGAGAACATTGCGGTTCCTGCTCTTCAAGCCATGACCACAGTTCTTCCAGTATCGGACGGGCATAACGCTGTCGCCACTGGCGGATTTTTTCCACGGGGCGGCTACTGATCTTCTTCTCAAGACGGTACAACCCCGCGATTTTCTTCACGGCTATGGCAGCCCGTGGATCTTTACTGATTTTATACAGGTCGGCGAAGCCCCTGCGGGCATGGGCCCAGCATCCGGCCAGCGTGATCTCCGGCACTTTGTTTGCCAGAGTCCGGTAAGCTTTATGTCCGTCGACAACCAGCGTCCCGCCCCAGCCCTGAAGCCAGTTTTCAGGATACTCATGGCTACGTCCGGTCCGGCAGTCGAAGCACACAACTGACGGTCCCGTCCTTTCTCCACTGACGTATGCCCACAGATAACCGGAGCAGGATTTACCGCCTTTCTTCGTGTTCAGGATCTTCAGGGTAGTCTCATCTGCATGCACCACCGGACGGTTTATCAACTCGCGATGGAGTAACGCCGCCAGGGGAGATAATGCGGCACCCGCCGCGCCAACCATGTCAGCCATCGAACTGACGGGCAGCCCGACATCTGAACGGGCAAAGACCTGTTGCTGGCGATACAGAGGCAGGTGGTCACCGTATTTATTGATGATCACCTGTGCGATGACTGATGGCTCAACGGCACTTTTCGGGAGGATATGTGCCGGCATTTCACCGCTGAACACCTTCTGGCAACAGGGACAACTGTATTGCGGACGGACATAACGGTTCACCACAAAGTGAGCGGGAATATACTCCAGCTTTTCACTCACCGCATCGCGGATATAGTGCAGCGGCTCGTCACATTCAGGGCAATGGTCAGTGTCCGGCTGGATAATTTTTTCCACCCGTGGAAGATGAACCGGTAAGGGTTTGCGTATCGGGCGTGAACGGGACGCTTTTTCATCTTCTTCAGGGGATTGCGGGAGCAGTTTATCCAGATGTGCGGTAAGCGCGGCGATATCGGCATCAACATCCTCTTCGAATAGGGAGCGTTGCATACCAGCCAGCGTTTCACATTTTTTTCCGAAGCGCTGTTGACGAACCAGTTTCAGCATTTCTTCCAGAAGCTGGATGCGCCGGCTTTTCTCCAGTAATTCCCGCTCTTTTTCGGCATTCTCCGACATGACTTCTTGTACCATGGCAAGTGCCATAGCACGCAGTTTTTCGATGTCATTCGTGGTGTTGAGAGCGGAGATATCCATACAGGGGAGTATACCACTCCAGATACGGATATTCATTATTTTTCACTGAGTTAGCAGTGTATTTTGCGTGTTTTCAGGGCGCAGTTCAGGTTCATTCTGCCAGACCCATTTCGTCAGGTCATGTCCCTTAACCTGCTGCCAGTCAACACCGGCAATCAGCCAGTTAAACTCGTCGGGAGTGAGGTGCCAGGCAGCGTCATTTGCACGTGGCCAGCGGAAGCTGCCTTTGTGCAGACGGCGGGTACACAACCACACCCCGTGTTTATCCCACCGGAGAACTTTGATACGCGAACGGGCTTTGTTAACAAAGACGAAGGCGGCTCCCTCATGCCATGTCGACCGGAGTTCATCCTGTATATACTGCGTCAGTGAGTCGATGCCCCGGCGCATGTCAACAGGTTTAATTGCGATGAAGACATTATCAGGACTGAGCATATTTGAGTGCCCTGAAGACATCGGTAAGTTGTGACGGCTGACAGCACATCCGTACTCCACCGGGAAGGAAGAGCGTGACTGGCTCATTCGTGACGGGCTGTGGTACATCAGCATGCAGTGGTGGCGCAATATGAACGGGAAGAACGGTCGGTTCATTTGCCCGGCGTTCAGCTTTTGCGACATCCTGCGGCCATTCGCGAAGTGATGTGAAGGGAATATCGTTGAGTTCACAGTATTGCTGACGTGTAAGACCACTGGCGCGCCAGGCAGCAACGAGCTGCCTTTTCTGTTCAATGGTCCATCGGGGTTTTGACATCGATTATCTCCGGTAAGTTGGTGAATGGATGTCGGTAATACTAACTGACCGAAGATCCCTGTGAAGATGACTTCCCCGTAACGACACTCAAAATTTCGGCAAATTCACAGTCATTCCAGTCGGAGATCCAGCGGGCGTCCCGTATGGGCAGTGAATATTACCGGACCCTGCAGAATGGCGGACGTCATGCCGCTGCTGCCGCACGGGAACAGCGCCGCGCCCTTGCAGAACTGAACAGTCAGTTGACGGAAATTCGCGGTTCTGCTGTCGGAATGGCTGGCGCATTTGCCGGTGCCTTTGCCACCGGACACCTGATTTCGCTGGCCGATGAGTGGGGTTCCGTGAATGCCCGTCTGAAACAGGCATCTCAGTCATCGGATGAATTCTCGTCATCACAGAAAGTGCTGATGGATATCAGTCAGCGAACAGGTACCGCGTTTTCGGATAATGCGGCCCTGTTTGCCCGTTCGGCTGCCTCGATGCGTGAATATGGTTACAGTGCTGATGATGTGCTGAAGGTGACGGAGGCCATTTCGACAGGACTGAAACTGTCAGGGGCTGGAGTTGCGGAATCCGGTTCGGTGATCACCCAGTTCAGCCAGGCACTGGCACAGGGTGTACTGCGTGGCGAAGAATTTAATGCTGTTAACGAAAATGGCGACCGGGTGATCCGCGCGCTTGCTGCGGGGATGGGTGTGGCCCGTAAAGATCTGAAGGCAATGGCGGATGACGGAAAACTGACAGCGGATAAAGTGGTCCCTGCGTTAATCAGCCAGCTGGGGATATTACGTGATGAATATGCGGCCATGCCGGAAACGGTTTCCGGTAGTATCACGAAGGTGGAAAACGCCTTTATGGCCTGGGTGGGCGAAGTGAATGAGGCCTGCGGGGTGACAAAAATGCTCTCCGGCGTGCTGAACGGTGTTGCCGGACAGATTGATAATGTGGCAACAGCTGTGGGGGCGCTGGTTGCCGTCGGGGTTGCCCGGTACTTTGGCAATATGGCCTCCGGAGCGATGTCTGCCACGGCAGGACTTGTGACGGCTGCACGTAATGAAGTTGCACTGGCGGAAGCACAGTTCAGGGGAACGCAGATTGCCACGGCGCGGGCAAGGGCAGCCGTGTACCGTGCTCAGCAGGCCGTGGCGGCAGCCCGCGGGACGGAGATGCAGATTGCTGCAGAGGCCCGTCTGGCGGCCACACAGGAACGCCTGAACAGAAATATTGCTGCCAGAAGCGCCGCCCAGAATGCGCTGAACAGTACAACGGCGGTGGGCTCACGTCTGATGAGCGGTGCGCTGGGGCTGGTTGGTGGCGTACCCGGACTGGTGATGCTGGGGGCTGCAGCATGGTACACGCTGTACCAGAATCAGGAGCAGGCCAGGGAGTCTGCGCGCCAGTATGCACTGACGATAGATGAAATCGCGCATAAAACGCCGTCAATGTCTTTGCCTGAAGCCTCAGATAATGAAGGACGAACACGGGCGGCGCTGACAGAGCAGAACCGGCTGATTGATGAACAGGCTAGTCGGGTGAAATCCCTGCAGGAAAAAATCGCAGGATATCAGTATGTTCTGGCGAACCCGGGCTGGACGACCGGTGACGGATTCATGATAAACCATCTGACCTCGGTGAAGACCGTAACGGAAGGGCTTGCTCAGGCAACAGAGCAGCTTGCCGTTGAGCAGTCCCGTCTGGCACTGATGCAGGAAAAAGCGCAGTCCATTCAGGATGTGCTTGCCGGGCTGGAAGACCGTCGTGTGGCGTTAATTCGTTAGCAGGCGGCAGAGCAGAATAAGGTGTACCAGTCCATGCTGGTTATGAACGGTCAGCATACGGAATTCAACCGTCTGCTGGGGCTGGGTAATGAACTGCTTCAGCAGCGGCAGGGACTGGTGAATGTGCCGTTACGGCTGCCACAGGCCACTCTGGATGATAAACAGCAGAGTGCCCTGACAAAAACAGAGCGTGAGCTGGCCCTGTCCAGACTGAAAGGGGAAGAAAAAGAGCGTGTCCGACTGGGGTATGCGGCGGATGACCTCGGTTTTGTGGGTGATCCGTATCAGGAGGCGAGACAACGTTATATCAGTAATGCCCTGGAAGCCTGGCGCAATAACGAGGCGAATAAACCCAAATCCCGGGGTGGAAAATCAGAGACGGAAAAAGCGGAAGACAGTTTTTCCCGGCTGCTGAAGCAGCAGAAAGAGCAACTGGCACTGGCGGGGCAGAATACAGAGCTGGCGAAGCTGAAATACCAGACTGCGCAGGGCGAACTGAAAACCCTGACGGAGATGCAGAAGCAGGAACTGCTGCGCAATGCGGCCCTGATTGACCAGCAAAAAATCCGGGAGCAGTTGCGGTCCCGGGAAGAGACCCTGAAGAATGATAATGTGGCTGCGCGTGCATCAAATGAAGCGGAACTGCTGGGGTACGGGCAGGGAGAGCGGCTCCGTGAACGCATGCGGGAGTTGCAGCAGATCCGCGACAGTTTCCGCCAGAAGGATGCGGACCTTCAGTCTCAGTATCAGACCGGGGATATCAGTGAGGATTTTTACAGACAGGCTCTGGCACAGAACGCGCAGTATCTGAGTGAACGTCTGAAAGAGCAGGAAGCCTTTTATGCCGAATCGGATGTGCAGCGTGCGGACTGGCAGAAAGGGCTGCAGGAGGGATTCAGTAACTGGGTGGATAATGCGTCCGATTACGCCTCACAGGCAGCACAGCTTGCGACGGAGGGTATCTCAGGGATGGTGAATAACATCACGGAGATGCTGAACGGAAATAAAGTGGAATGGCGCAGCTGGGCCTCATCAGTGCTGCAGGAAATATCAAAAGTTCTTATGAATGCCGCGATTGTCAACGGGATCAAGACGGCGGCAAACAGTATGTCCGGAGCGGGAGGATTTATCGGCAGTATTGGTAGCTGGCTGGGCGGTGCGGTGGCCAATGCAAAAGGCGGTGTGTATACCTCGGCAAACCTGAGTGCGTACAGCAACAGTATTGTGGATACGCCCACGTACTTTGCCTTTGCAAAAGGGGCGGGACTGATGGGGAGGCCGGTCCTGAAGCCATTATGCCCCTGACCCGAGCGGCGGATGGCTCGCTGGGTGTGCGAGCGGTGGGCAGTATGAACGGCAGTGCAGGTCTGGTGTATTCCCCGGTCTACCATATCGCCATTCAGAATGACGGGACTAATGGCCAGATAGGGCCGGAAGCTGCGGGCAGCCTTGTGCAACTGATTGACCAGCGGGTGCAGGCGGTGATGCTGTCCATGCGACGTGACGGAGGAATGCTGAGTGGCTGAGATAAAAACGCTGCATCTGGTCCCGCGTGAAGGGATGCAGGTGAGTGAGAAACCGTCGGTGGCGAGGGTACGGTTTGGTGACGGTTATGAACAGCGCCGCCCGACGGGACTTAATGCCCGACTGAAGACGTTTCAGGCGGTGTTCCGGGTGACGGATGAGGCGACCCGGCGATGGCTGGAAGAGTTTTTATCGTGGCATGGTGGTTACCGTGCCTTTTTGTGGCGACCGCCGAAACATAACCGGACGGTGAGGGTGGTATGCCGGGAGTGGAGCGTCACAGATAACGCCAGGTACAGTGATTTCAGTTGTACGATTGAGCAGGTGGTGAACTGATGCAGGATATTCACGAAGAAAGTCTGAGCGAGTCGGTTAAATCAGAGCAGTCACCGCGGGTGGTACTCTGGGAAATTGACCTGACGGTGCAGGGTGGTGAGCGGTATTTTTTCTGTAATGAGCTGAATGAAAAAGGGGAGCCGGTCACCTGGCAGGGGCGTAAGTATGAGGCATACCCGATTGACGGCAGCGGCTTTGAGATGAACGGCCGGGGCAGCAGTGCCAGACCGTCGCTGACGGTGTCCAATCTGTTCGGTCTGGTCACCGGGATGGCGGAAGACCTGCAGAGTCTGGTGGGGCCACGGTGGTCCGCCGCCGGGTGTATGCCCGTTTTCTGGATGCGGTGAATTTCGTTGCGGGCAATCCGGAGGCGGACCCGGAGCAGGAGCTGAGTGACCGCTGGGTGGTGGAGCAGATGTCGCAGCTGACAGCCATGACGGCCTCGTTTGTGCTGGCTACACCGACCGAGACGGACGGGGCGCTGTTTCCCGGTCGTATCATGCTGGCGAACACCTGTATGTGGACCTACCGCTCTGATGAGTGTGGTTACACGGGCGGGGCTGTGGCGGATGAGTTCGATAAACCCACCACGGATATCCGTAAGGACAGATGCAGCAAGTGCATGCGCGGGTGTGAACTGCGCAGGAATGTCGGCAATTTTGGCGGTTTCCTTTCCATTAATAAACTTTCGCAGTAAATCCCGGTTTATGACACAGACTGAATCAGCGATTCTGGCGCATGCCCGGCGGTGTGCGCCTGCGGAGTCGTGCGGCTTCGTGATAAGCACGCCGGAGGGGGAGCGGTATATCCCTTGTGTGAATATTTCTGCAGAGCCGGAGGCGTATTTTCGTATCGCACCGGAAGACTGGCTGCGGGCAGAGATGCAGGGGAGATTGTGGCACTGGTCCACAGTCATCCCGGTGAGCTGCCCTGGCTGAGCGAGGCTGACCGGCGGCTGCAGATAAAAAGCGCACTGCCCTGGTGGCTGGTCTGCCGGGGGAAATTCATAAATTCCGCTGTGTGCCACATCTGACAGGACGGCGCTTTGAGCACGGGGTGACGGACTGTTACACGCTGTTCCGGGATGCATACCATCTGGCGGGAATTGATATGCCGGATTTTCATCGCGAGGATGACTGGTGGCGCAACGGCCAGAACCTGTACCTGGACAATATGGCGGTCACCGGCTTTTACCGGGTGCCCCTGTCCTCTGCACAGCCGGGCGATATTCTGCTGTGCTGCTTTGGTGCTTCGGTACCGAACCATGCCACCATTTACTGCGGCAACGGTGAGCTGCTTCACCATCTGCCTGAACAACTGAGTAAACGGGAGAGGTATTCCGAAAAATGGCAACGACGAACGCATTCTGTCTGGCGTCACCGCCACTGGCACGCATCTGCCTTCACGGGATTTGCAACGATTTGGCCGCCGCCTCAGCCTGTATGTGAACACGGCAGCGGAAGCCATTCGCGCCCTGTCGATGCAGATGCCGGGCTTTCGCCGTCAGATGAACGAAGGCTGGTACCAGATACGTATTGCCGGTGATGACACGGCACCGGAGGCGGTGTATGCCCGTCTTCACGAACAGCTGGGTGAGGGAACGGTCATCCACATTGTGCCGCGACTGGCCGGGGCCGGAAAGGGTGGACTGCAGATTGTGTTGGGGCGGCAGCCATCGTGGGCTCTTTCTTCACTGCCGGGGCATCAATGGCGTTATGGGGTTCAGCCCTGGCAGCCGGTGGTTTTTCTGCCACCACGATGCTGTTTTCACTTGGAGCCAGCATGATTCTGGGCGGTGTGGCCCAGATGCTGGCCCCGAAGGCAAAAACACCGGATTACCGCGCAACGGATAACGGCAGACAGAACACGTACTTTTCCTCGCTGGATAACATGATTGCCCAGGGGAACCCGATGCCGGTGCCTTACGGGGAAATGCTGGTTGGCTCCCGCCGTATATCCCAGGACATCAGCACCCGTGATGAAGGCGGGGCGGAAAGGTCGTGGTTATCGGGCGACAGGGATAAAACATAAAAAAATCCCGCAGTGATCGCGGAGCTGCGGGACAGACAAATGAAGATCAATGTGAAGGAGTTGTTTTTGTTACTCGGGCAAAAAAACACTAACGCAGCGAAATTATAAGCGCCACAGTCAGTGTGTGAAAATGTGAAGATATTCAGAAATTTTATTCCGTCATGACGCAGGCACCCGGTGAGGTGCCTGTTGTTTTTGTGAGTGAACAATTATCACGGTAAGAGGTGATGTAATGGGCAAAGGTGGCGGCAGGGCGCACACACCGCGTGAGGCGAAAGACAATCTCAAATCCACGCAGATGATGAGCGTGATTGATGCGATTGGTGAGGGACCGATAGAAGGCCCGGTGAAAGGCCTGCAGAGTATTCTGGTGAACAAAACCCCGCTGACGGACACGGACGGTAATCCCGTGATACACGGTGTGACCGCGGTCTGGCGTGCCGGGGAGCAGGAGCAGACACCACCGGAAGGCTTTGAGTCCTCCGGCTCTGAAACTGTACTGGGTGTCGAAGTGACCAGGGCAAAACCGGTAACACGCACCATTACGTCAGCGAACATTGACCGCCTGCGGGTGACCTTCGGGGTGCAGTCACTGGTGGAGACCACGTCAAAGGGTGACCGTAATCCGTCCTCTGTCCGTCTGCTGATTCAGTTACAGCGTAACGGTAACTGGGTGACGGAAAAGGATGTCACCATTAACGGCAAGACCACCTCACAGTTCCTTGCGTCGGTGATTCTGGATAATCTGCCTCCCCGCCCCTTTAACATCCGGATGGTCAGGGAGACGGCGGACAGCACCACGGACCAGCTGCAGAACAGAACGCTGTGGTCGTCATACACCGAAATCATCGATGTGAAACAGTGCTACCCGAACACGGCCATTGTGGGGATGCAGGTGGATGCGGAGCAGTTTGGTGGTCAGCAGATGACGGTGAACTACCATATCCGCGGTCGCATCATCCAGGTGCCGTCAAACTATGACCCGGAAAAACGCACGTACAGTGGTATCTGGGACGGCAGTCTGAAACCGGCATACAGCAACAACCCGGCCTGGTGCCTGTGGGACATGCTGACTCACCCGCGCTACGGCATGGGAAAACGTCTGGGGCGGCGGATGTGGACAAGTGGGCGCTGTATGCCATCGGGCAGTACTGCGACCAGACGGTCCCGGATGGTTTCGGGGGACCGAGCCGCGGATGACCTTTAATGCGTACCTGGCACAACAGCGTAAGGCGTGGGACGTTCTCAGTGATTTCTGCTCTGCGATGCGCTGTATGCCGGTATGGAACGGTCAGACGCTGACGTTCGTTCAGGACCGCCCGTCGGATGTGGTGTGGCCGTACACCAACAGCGATGTGGTGGTGGATGATAACGGCGTGGGATTCCGCTACAGCTTCAGTGCCCTGAAGGACCGGCACACGGCGGTGGAGGTGAATTACACCGACCCGCAGAACGGCTGGCAGACCTCCACGGAACTGGTGGAAGACCCGGAAGCCATACTGTGCTACGGACGCAACCTGCTGAAGATGGATGCGTTTGGCTGTACCTGCCGCGGTCAGGCTCACCGTGCAGGTCTGTGGGTGATAAAGACCGGACTGCTGGAAACGCAGACGGTGGACTTCACGCTCGGGTCACAGGGGCTGCGTCACACACCGGGTGACATTATTGAAATCTGTGATAACGACTATGCCGGGACTATGACCGGCGGACGTGTCCTGTCCATTGATGCTGCCACCCGCACCCTGACGCTGGACCGTGAGGTTACCCTGCCGGAGACAGGTACATCGGCGGTGAACCTGATTAACGGCAGCGGTAAGCCGGTGAGTGTGGACATCACCGCACACCCCGCGCCGGACCGGATACAGGTCAGTACCCTGCCTGATGGTGTGGAGACATACGGGGTGTGGGGACTCTCCCTGCCGTCACTGCGCCGTCGCCTGTTCCGCTGTGTCTCCGTCCGGGAAAACACGGACGGCACCTTTGCCATCACGGCGGTGCAGCACGTACCGGAAAAAGAAGCCATCGTGGATAACGGTGCCCGCTTTGAGCCGCAGTCAGGCTCCCTGAACAGCGTCATCCCACCGGCAGTGCAGCACCTGACGGTGGAGGTGAGCGCAGCTGACGGCCAGTATCTGGCACAGGCGAAATGGGACACGCCGCGGGTGGTGAAGGGGGTGCGCTTCAGTCTGCGACTGACCAGCGGAAGCGGAGAAGACAGCCGTCTGGTGACCACCGCTATCACTGCGGATACAGAGCATCGTTTCAGTGGTCTGCCGCTCGGGGAATACACCCTGACAGTCAGGGCAATTAACAGTTATGGCCAGCAGGGCGAACCGGCCACCACCACCTTCCGGATTAACGCGCCAGCAAAACCCGCCACCATTGAACTGACGCCGGGTATTTTCAGATAACAGCGGTACCGCGTCTTGCGGTGTATGACCCGACGGTACAGTTTGAGTTCTGGTTTTCGGAGGCAAAAATCGCAGACACATCTCAGGTGGAAACCTCTGCCCGTTATCTGGGGACCGGCAGTCAGTGGAGTGTATCCGGCCCGCACATTAAGCCCGGGAAGGATTTCTGGTTTTACGTGCGCAGCGTCAACCTGGTGGGGAAATCTGCTTTTGTGGAGGCCAGTGGACGGGCCAGCAATGATGCAGAAGGGTATCTGGGGTTGTTTCGGGAAAAAATAGGAAAACTGCATCTGGCTCAGGGGCTGTGGGAGCTGATAGACAACAGCCAGCTTGCGGATGAGATGGCGGAGATGAAGACCACCATCACCGAAACCCGCAATGAAATCACACAGACGGTCAGTAAAACGCTGGAGGACCAGAGCGCCACCATACAGCAGATACAGCGCGTGCAGAAGGACACAAATGATGACCTTGCTGCACTTTACATGCTGAAGGTACAGAAAACAAAAAATGGCATACCCTATGTTGCCGGTATTGGAGCGGGGATTGAGGATACTGATGGCCAGCCCCTGAGCAACATACTGCTGCTGGCTGACCGTATTGCGATGATTAACCCGGAGGACGGCAACACCACGCCGTTATTTGTGGCGCAGGGGAATCAGTTGTTCATGAACGATGTGTTCCTGAAGCGGCTGTTTGCGGTGAGTATCACCTCGTCCGGCAATCCCCCGACGTTTTCCCTGACGCCGGAGGGCAGGCTGACCGCAAGAAATGCTGATATCAGCGGTAACGTGAATGCGAACTCCGGGACGCTCAACAACGTCACGATTAACGAGAACTGCCGGGTTCTGGGAAAACTGTCCGCGAACCAGATTGAAGGCGATCTCGTTAAAACAGTGGGTAAGGCTTTTCCGCGGGACTCCCGGGCACCGGAGCGGTGGCCATCAGGGACCGTTACCGTCAGGATTTATGACGATCAGCCTTTTGACCGGCAAATTGTTATTCCGGCGGTGGCATTCAGCGGCGCTAAGCATGAGAGAGCATACTGATATTTACTCCTCATGCCGTCTGATAGTGCGGAAAAACGGTGCTGAAATTTATAACCGTACCGCGCTGGATAATACGCTGATTTACAGTGGCGTTATTGATATGCCTGCCGGTCACGGTCACATGACGCTGGAGTTTTCGGTATCAGCATGGCTGGTGAATAACTGGTATCCCACAGCAAGTATCAGCGATTTGCTGGTTGTGGTGATGAAGAAAGCCACCGCAGGCATCAGTATCAGCTGAATTTTATAACCCATATACGGGCGCCAGAAATGGCGCCTTTTTTATTGCAGAAAAGCGAGAGGTAATTATGCGTAAAGTTTGTGCAGCCATTTTGTCCGCAGCCATCTGTCTGTCCGTATCCGGTGCGCCTGCATGGGCGTCTGAACATCAGTCCACACTGAGCGCGGGGTATCTTCATGCCCGTACGAACGCTCCCGGCAGCGATAATCTGAACGGGATTAACGTGAAATACCGTTATGAGTTTACGGACGCGCTGGGGCTGATTACGTCCTTCAGTTATGCCAATGCTGAAGATGAGAAAAAACGCACTACAGCGATACCCGCTGGCATGAATATTCCGTTCGTAACCGCTGGTTCAGCGTAATGGCGGGGCCGTCTGTGCGCGTGAATGAATGGTTCAGCGCGTATGCGATGGCGGGTGTGGCTTACAGCCGTGTGTCGACTTTCTCCGGGGATTATCTCCGCGTAACTGACAACAAGGGGAAAACGCACGACGTGCTGACCGGAAGTGATGACGGTCGCCACAGCAACACGTCTCTGGCGTGGGGGCTGGCGTGCAGTTTAACCCGACCGAATCCGTGGCCATTGATATTGCTTATGAAGGTTCCGGCAGTGGCGACTGGCGCACTGACGGTTTCATCGTGGGTGTCGGTTATAAGTTCTGATTAGCCAGGTAACACAGTGTCATGACAGCCCGCCGGTTCGGGCGGGCTTTTTTGTGGGGTGAATATGACAGTAAAGATTTCAGGTGTACTGAAAGACGGCACAGGAAAACCGGTACAGAACTGCACAATCCAGCTGAAAGCAAAACGTAACAGCACCACGGTGGTGGTGAACACGCTGGCATCTGAAAATCCGGATGAAGCCGGGCGTTACAGCATGGACGTTGAGTACGGTCAGTACAGCGTTATTCTGTTGGTGGAAGGGTTCCCGCCGTCACATGCCGGGACCATCACCGTGTATGAAGATTCTCAACCCGGTACGCTGAATGATTTTCTCGGTGCCATGACGGAGGATGATGCCCGTCCGGAGGCACTGCGTCGCTTTGAACTGATGGTGGAAGAGGTGGTGCGTAACGCAGAGGAGGCGAAGAAGAATGCCGGAGAGGCGGAGACGTCAGCGAGGAATGCCGGCATATCAGCCAGTCAGGCAGAAGAGAGCGCTGCAAATGCTGACACTTCAGCAGGGGATGCATCGGAGTCAGCCCGGCAGGCGGCAGAAAGTGCAGCCTCAGCAAAGCAGTCAGAGGAGGCGTCCTCGTTCTCGGCCTCTGCGGCCGCTCAAAAAGCCAGTGAGTCATTACAAAGTGCAACAGATGCTGAGTTGTCAAAAAAGACGGCAGAAAGTGCAGCCGGTAATGCAGTCAGGGATGCAACGACCGCAACAGAAAAAGCCCGGGAGTCAGCAGAAAGCGCACAGTCAGCGGAACAAAGCAGGATAGCGGCGGAAGAGGCCGTAAACCGAATCCCCACCGTGGTGGGACCTCCCGGGCCAAAGGGGGAACCGGGGCCCGCGGGTCCTCAGGGGCCGAAGGGAGATAAAGGAGAGCGTGGCGACACCGGCCCGGCAGGTGATGCTGGTCCGGCAGGCCCGCAGGGGCCGAAAGGCGACAGGGGAGAGACCGGTCTGACGGGAAATGCAGGTCCACAGGGGGCAAAGGGAGATACGGGAGCTGCAGGCCCGGCAGGCGCACAGGGGCCAAAAGGTGACAAAGGCGATCCGGGAGTGGCTGGACCAGCAGGTCCGGCAGGTGCGCCGGGGCCGAAAGGCGATAAAGGTGATCCGGGAGTAGCAGGTCCAGCAGGTCCGGCGGGGCCACAGGGACCGAAGGGAGACACAGGAGCCCCGGGCAAGGAACAGAACTGCTTACTACTGCCAATACATGGACTCAGGCACAAACTTTTAATGGTGGTATTAATGGCAATTTGACGGTGACCGGAAACGGCTCATTTAACGATATTCAGATCCGTTCGGATAAACGCAACAAGCGAAATCTGGTAAAACTGGATAATGCGTTAGATCGTCTGGAGGCACTTACTGGTTATCTTTACGAGATACAGTACTCTGCCGACGGTTGGCAAACGTCGGTTGGTTTAATTGCTCAGGATGCACAAAAAGCATTGCCTGAACTGGTAACTGGAGACGCAGACGTTATATCTGGTGAAAAACGTCTGCGTCTTAACTACAACGGCATAATTGCATTGTTAGTCGAGGGCTTTAAAACACTTCGTCATGAGATTAAAGAACTCCGGGAGAAGTAAACGACAGCTGTTGTAGTTTCTGGTTTCTACTGAATTTAAATTGTGGGGTGACACTCACCCCACGCATTCAGAAGGGGGAGATGAGATGGGGGTAACATCGGGATGGGTAGGCTCTTCGGCTAAGAGCGAAACAGGTGAGCAGTGGATGGGAGCCGCCGGAACCAAACTGGGACTGAGTAAACCTTTTATGATGAGCCAAATGGTTGGGCGAACTATGGGCTGTAAAATTGCAACTGAGTACTATAAATGGAAATCCTCTGACAAGGTTGATAACTGGGGCGCAGTTGGCGCTGACTGGCCTTTAGAAGAAAAAAGTAAAGGTACAATTACAAACGCCGCAAGCTGCGGATCAGGGAGGCTGGTAGGGGCTGTCGTTACACTTTCTCACTTTTTGACGAACTCTACACCGACAGCTGCTGTTTATTTAGCCGGTGGTAAAGCAGGTAACATCACCGTAAACGTAGGTGGTGCTACACAAACCATGATTTATCAGGGCGTTGTTAGTGGGTTCCAGTATTACTGGTCAGGTTCTGTTAGTTCCGCTTTCGTGGAGGCAATGAAAAAGACGGGAGTACCCCAGGATCTAAAAATTAGTTAAATGGTAAATAAATAATTTTAAAAACTTCACGTTCTACATACCGGAGACGCCGGATATATAGGATATTGTTTTAAGTTGCCAGAGAAATTTTTCCGGACGGATGCTGATAATAATGATGTGCCAATGACGGCAGCATCATTGATGGCACTGAGTGAAGCGACAGAGCAGGCGATGTTTGCGAAGGGAGTGGAGATTAATACACGGCAGTTGCAGATGAAAGCCGAGGTTGAGGCGCTGACAGACCTGAAGGCGATCCGCAGTTATGTTGTCGGATGGCCTGCTGGCTGAATAAAAAAACGGGACCACGACCAGTCCCGGAACCATGAGTTTTAGGGTATTAGTTTGTTATCATAGTTAGCGTGCTAAGTATGCCATGTCAGGTTGATTAGTGAAGTGATGTTGTTCGCATTTTTGCACGGCGGAGAATATTCAGATTTTTGGAAATCCATATTTTTCCCGTGCGCGATTACATGCTTCATTTACGATGCTATTTTCGCCGGACATTGCGAATTCCCTGCATGTGGACGGTTTTTGTAAACAGAGCAATATGCGTTTTCTCCGGGGGGGGCCGGCAAGAGCGCCACATCGGGGATTTTTCTGATTGGTGCCGCGCATACAGCGATGAAAAGGAGATATTTGCTCAGTGAGACTGACCGAAACCTTTCCGCCAGCATCGTCAGTTTCTGCCCAGTAAAAAGAGACGCGGAAAATGCACAACAGGCACCACACGTCATGCATGGATTCAGATTGCTCATAATTCACCAGTACAGCTATAAATCGTAAAGAGAACAGCGGTACATCGTATGTAAGAACGTACCGCGGCTGGCTGGTGAACTTCCGATAGTGCGAGTATTGAATGATTTCCAGCCGTTACAGATTTTACGTGCTAATTAGTGAACAAACCACTCGTCAGCAGACTCCCAGGTATCTTTCAGAGTTTCCTGAACAAAAGTTTTAGCTGAATCTTTATCGGCGGTGCGCGTAACAGAAAGGCCATCGTTGCTGGTAGCTTTTACGATCACCTCTACATCGTCATAACGTTTACTGATGCGTCGGGTTAATTCTTCCTTTAACGCATCCACAGCACCGGTTGGCATTTTAGTCATTTTTTCTTTGGCTATGCAGATTTCAATACGCATAAAAGTCCCTCTACACTGTGTTTGTATACAGTATCATTTTTGACTGTATGGATAAACAGTATCAAGGGTGAAGGAAAGTGATTTTTTGGGGCATGCATGGGGCAAAAATATTTGTTGTGGGGCATTTTGGGGCATGATTGGGACACTTTGTTACATATGAACTTTGCCGATTTTTATATGACATGGAAATACAACGCTTTGATTCTTCTAAATAAAAAACATGCTCTTGGGCGTTCTTTAGTGATTTTTAAAAATTCCGTATCACGCAGTTAAAGTGGCGGGCATACTCTTCAAGGCTGGTAATCCCCAACCGCACCCATTTAGGGTGCGACCATTGCGGTAGACCGATGTAAATCATAACGCGTGAAGGATCTCTTCCACGCTACGCACACGGGCGATGCGCGGGTAGATATGATTAATGCTGTTATTGTGTTGCTCGGCGCTGGCGGCACTACAGGCGTCTTCGGCAATCACCAGATTAAAGCCAAGTTCCCAGGCATTGCGGGCGGTGGATTCAACACCGATATTGGTCGAGATCCCACATAACACTATTGTATCGATACCTCGGCGGCGCAGTTGCAACTCCAGATCCGTACCGTAAAACGCACCCCACTGACGTTTGATGATTTCGATATCACTGTCAGTTGCACCTAATGCAGCTGGATGTTGCCACCAGTTTTCGGGCAACAC